GGACTTTAAACAGACCAACAAGCCTAAGAAGCCTGAATGGGTAGTTGACTACTACTTGCAAATGGTTGCGTATGCAGAAGCACACAACGAAATCTATGGCACCAACATTCGCGAAGGGCATGTGTTTATGTGCAGTCGCGGTGATGACGGTATGATACTCGGCGGTGAAACTTATCAACAGTTTGATCTTTGGCCACACGAGTATGACGAATGGCGTACTGAATGGTACAACAGAGTCTATCAGTACTACGAACAGAATTCTTAACTACGACTCTTGCGCATAAATACACTATAACAATGCGTAGGAGACTAATGTGGCTGTAGTACAGATATCAAGAATTCAGATAAGACGAGGTCAGAAGAATCAAGGAACCGGCTTGCCGCAACTTTCAAGTGGTGAATTAGGTTGGGCAATAGATAGCCAAGAGCTTTTCATAGGTAACGGAAGTGTAGCAGAAGGTGCACCACAAGTTGGTAACACTAAAGTTATTACTGAACATGATGATCTCTTTACACTTGCTGATTCTTACATCTATCGCAATGGTGATGGTTCCATAGTAACAGGGATTGATTCTATTAATCCTGTTGAAAGAAGTTTACAAGACAGACTAGATGACACAGTAAGTGGCCGCGCATTTGGTTTAACAGGCGAACAGTCACAAGATGCAACTACACTTTTACAAAGAGCAATTGATCAGCTATTCTTAAATGCAGGATCTGAATTAAGTGCATCCAATCGCATTAAACTAATTTTAGAGCCTGGCACATATACTATTAATGATACTATAAAAGTACCTCCACACGCAACAATTATTGGTGCAGGCAAAGATAAAACGATCATAAGACAACTTAATACAGGAAGAGCAGTATTTCAAACAGTAAGCGATGAAAGTATTCCGGGAGGATATGTATTTGGTGGCGAATATGCAACTCAAGCAAGAAATATTCATCTAGAAGGTATGACACTTACTGTATTAGGCGGATCTAAAGGTTTAATATTAGATAGCTGTAGAGACAGTTACTTTAACAGTATTAAAATAAACGGCAATTGGGTTGTTGGCAATCTAGTACCTACTGACACACTAACTACAAATGATGTTGCATTAAGTTTAAACAGTAAGAACGGCGGTGTTGAAACTGCTCGTAATGAATTTAATAACTGTTCGTTTGAAAACTTTGGATATGGTATTATTTCTAACTGGGATATTAATGATAACTCATTTACTAAATGTGATTTTGCAACACTAGGTTATGGAGTTGCGTTTGGTAAAGATATGATCATAGATGGTATTCCTGCTAACGGAACAGCATATGGTCCTCAAAACAATATTTTTGAAACATGTGTCTTTAAAGATACAGTGTACCAAGCAATATTAATTGTTCACGGAACAAACAATATTAGCAAAGGTAATAAATTTTATACTTGTGGTAACAATGGCGGCGCAGATGATCAACCAGAGACTGCTGTAATAACAATTGATACATTAAGTAACAAAAGTATAGACGATTATTTTAGTAGAACTAAAGTATTATCATACAGCCAAGGATTTATTAGACAAGCATCAGCAACACTAGTAGTTGGCGGCTTATCAGTAATTGTTGCTAGTACTGAAAACATTAAGCCTGGACAACTTATAATTAAGAAAACAGGCGTAGGTGAATTTGGATTTACAACTGAAGATAATATTTTTACTCCAGAACTTGATAATGACATTACAGTCACAGCACGAGTTGACCAAGTAATTAGTCCTACAGAATTTACAGTTACCATACCACACTTGGCTAGTGGCGCAGTAACTTTTGAATTAGTATCACCTGTAATTGAAGACGTACCATATATTCCTGAAGTAGAAGGCCCAGTTAACTACGAATGGGGTTATGAGCACGAAGTAACAGTAATTGATGGTGATAATAATACATTGTTCAGATTGCCTAAATTAGAAAATCAAAGTTTTGTAATAGACTACTTTTCTTTATCTGAACAAGGATACACAGGTGTACGATCAGGAACACTGCATGTTATTGTAAATGCATTAACAGACGGAGCAGTAGGAACTCCAGCAGTACTAGTTTCGGACGAATATGATTACCTAGGTGACAATATATATCTTGACACAATCTCTTTTGATGCTATACTAGATAATGTAGGCAATAGTCCAGACTTGAATACTATTATAATTAAGTCAAACGCAAGCGGCATGCCAACACAAGCAAGAAGTAGATTTAAATTTAGAGTGAAAACTAAACAAACTGTGTTATGATAAAATATGTTTCATAAAAACTATGAACAAAGACTAGAAGCCTGGAGCTATCTTCGGCAAACGTTAGAGCATGTTGACGATCCTTTACAGGAAGTAATTGACTTCTACAGACAAGCCCCTTGCGTAAGTATACACACGGATCCTTGGTCAATGGATATGTGGCCAACGCCGTGGGAGTTAGTTCTCGAGAACCAGTACGATGCCTTCTGTACCGTACTAGGAATGTGTTATTCACTACAGTTAACAGACCGTTTTAAGGGGTCTAATTTTGAGATACATATCTGTACATTAGACAGTTTAAGCTATTTGTATTTGCTTTTTGTTGACGATCATGTACTAGGATATGAAGACGATAAAGCAATTTTGCGTCAAGACTTACCAAAAGAAGTGCAGTCGCAAACGGTATACTCTATGCCAGAGCTGCACTAAATATCAAACTATTAAAAAGAATTATGGAGAAAAAAGTATGTCAAACGGTATTTACATCGTAAAGCGAGATGGCGCAAAAGAACCAATCAACATCAACAAAATTCACAAAGTGGTAGAACATGCGTGTGAAGGATTAGCTGGTGTAAGTAGCAGCCAGATTGAAATGAATGCTAACTTACAATTTTACGATGGTATGAGTACTGAAGAGATTCAAGAAGTATTAGTAAGAAGTGCAAATGATCTTATTAGTTTAGATGCTCCTAACTATCAATTTGCGGCAGCAAGACTATTAACATACGGCTTATACAAACAAGTATTTGGCGAATTTAATGCAATGCCATTTAAGGATATGATTTCATTAAATGTTAAACGTGGTCTTTATGATCCTGCAATCTTTGATAGTTATACTGAAGAAGAGATTGATTCGTTAGACACTTACATTCGTCACAAGCGTGATGAAAACTTTACCTATGCAGGCATGCGCCAAGTAGTTGACAAGTACCTAGTACAAGATCGCAGTTCAGGCGAAATCTTTGAAACTCCCCAATTCATGTATATGATGATTGCAGCAACTCTGTTTGCTAACTATCCTAAAGAAACACGTATGCACTATGTAAGGAGATATTACGATGCGACCTCACTTTTTAAAATCAATATCCCAACGCCAGTCATGGCAGGAGTCAGAACACCTGTGCGACAGTTTGCTTCGTGTGTCCTTGTTGATAGCGATGACACCCTTGATAGTATCTTCGCAAGTGATATGGCGATTGGCAGATACACTGCACAGCGAGCAGGTATCGGCATCAATGCAGGACGTATCAGAGGCGTCAACTCAAAAATCAGAGGCGGAGAAGTAGCACACACAGGTATTGTCCCGTTTCTTAAGAAGTTTGAAAGCACAGTGCGTTGCTGTACACAGAATGGTGTACGTGGCGGATCAGCTACTACGCACTTCCCGTTCTGGCATCAAGAGATCGAAGACATCCTTGTGCTAAAGAACAACAAAGGCACAGAAGACAATCGTGTACGCAAACTAGACTATTCAATTCAGTTAAACAAAACTATGTATGAAAGACTATTAAGCGGCAGCGATATTACTCTTTTCTCGCCACATGATGTTCCGGGTCTTTACGAAGCATACTTTGGCGATGCAGACAAGTTTAAAGAATTATATGAAAAGTACGAACGTGCTACAAGCATTAAGAAAAAGAAAATTTCTGCAATGGAGTTGTTTAGTGCTCTAGTAAAAGAACGTGCTGAAACAGGTCGCATTTATATTATGAATGTAGACCATGCTAACACACACAGTTCATTTAAAGACACTGTGTACATGAGCAACTTGTGTCAAGAGATTACACTGCCAACTAAGCCACTTACTCATATCGATGATCCAGATGGCGAAATTGCATTATGTATTCTTAGTGCAATTAATGTAGGCATTTTGCGCTCATTGGATGAGCTAGAAGAACTATGTGAACTTGCTGTTCGTGCGCTAGAAGAAATCATTGATTATCAACGCTACCCGATCTTAGCTGCTGAAAAGTCTACAAAGGCTCGTCGTAGTTTAGGTATTGGTTATATTGGTCTTGCACATTACCTAGCAAAAAACAAAGCACAGTACAGCGATTCACAGGCCTGGAAATTAGTACACGACTTAACAGAAGCGTTCCAGTATTACTTGTTAAAAGCATCTAACACACTTGCTAAAGAGCGTGGTGCATGTGAGTACTTTAATCGTACTAAATACGCAGACGGTATCCTTCCTATTGATACATACAAGAAGGATGTTGATACTATTGTAGCAAACGAGTTGAAGTATGATTGGGAAAGTTTACGATCTGACATTAAAGAGCACGGACTTAGGCACAGCACTTTGTCCGCACAGATGCCATCGGAGAGCAGTTCCGTTGTGTCGAACGCAACAAACGGCATCGAGCCACCTAGAGGCTACTTGTCCGTTAAGAAAAGCAAAAAAGGGCCTCTTAAGCAGATTGTTCCACAATATCAAAGCCTTAAGCAACACTACACCTTGTTGTGGGACATGCCTAGCAACGAAGGTTACATCAATATTGTCGCAGTAATGCAAAAGTTCTTTGACCAAGCTATTAGTGGCAACTGGTCATACAATCCAACACATTACCCAGACAACGAAGTACCAATGAGTGTTATGATTCGAGATTTACTTACAACTTATAAAATGGGTTGGAAGACTTCTTACTATCAAAACACTTACGATTATAAAACAGATCCTAGTGAACTAGAAGATGAAAAAGTAGAACAGCCGTTAAGTATTGATCTTAATACAATTGAAGAAGGTGCAGATTGTGATGCATGTGCAATTTAAAGGTTGACAATACAGCAACTATGTTGTATTATTATTAAGTATTAAGGAAAGTAAAAATGGCAAAGACCGTATTTAACAAAGATAAAGTAGACTTCACTAAACAGAACATGTTTTTTGGAGCAGATCAAAACACACAGCGATACGATACATTTCGTTTCCCTGTGTTTGATAAACTAAATCAAACTATGCTTGGTTACTTTTGGCGACCTGAAGAAGTTAGTCTGCAGAAAGATCGTGCAGACTTTCAAAACTTCCGCCCAGAGCAAAAGCACATCTTCACTTCCAATCTAAAATATCAAACACTACTTGACAGTGTCCAAGGACGTGGTCCGTGCTTGGCATTCTTGCCACATGTTTCACTTCCTGAACTTGAAGGGTGTATTGTTACTTGGGACTTCTTTGAAACAATCCATTCGCGTAGCTATACACATATTATGAAGAATGTGTATGCTGACCCGTCAGAAGTATTTGATACTATTCTAGATGATGAAAAGATCATTGCTCGTGCAACTTCGGTTACTAAACATTACGATGCCTTTACAGAAGCAGCTGATGCTTTTACTCACCGTGGTGAAGGCAACATGCGTGACGTTAAGAAGAAGTTGTATCTTGCAATGCATACAGTAAACATTCTAGAAGGACTACGCTTCTATGTGTCATTTGCTTGCACATTTGCTTTTGGAGAACTAAAGCTAATGGAAGGTAGTGCTAAGATTATTAGTCTTATCGCTAGGGACGAAGCACAGCATTTGGCACTAAGCACACATATTCTTAAACTTTGGACACAAGGCAAGGACGATCCAGAAATGGTATCTATTGCTAAAGAGTGTGAACAAGAAGTTTACGAACTATGGCGTTCTTGTGTAGCAGAAGAAAAAGACTGGGCAGACTATTTGTTTAAAGACGGATCAATTATTGGTCTTAACGAAACTTTGTTACATCAGTATGTAGAGTATATTGCTAATCGTCGCTTAAAGGCGCTAGGCTTAAATGCTATATTTGATGCACCAGTAAACACTAACCCGCTACCTTGGACTACGCATTGGCTATCTAGCTCAGGCTTGCAAGTTGCACCGCAAGAGACAGAAGTCGAAAGTTATATCATTGGTGGCATCAAACAAGACGTCGATAAAGACAGTCTAAAAGGATTTAGTTTATGATTGAAATTTTTGGAAAGCCACAATGCCCATTCTGCGATCAAGCAAAAGCACTTTGCGAAACTCGTGGGTTGAAGTATACATATAAGTCACTTGGCACTGACTACACAAAAGAAGAACTCCTTGAGAGTTTCCCAGGCGCTCGCTCTGTACCGCAGATTCGTATTAACGGAACTGCTATAGGCGGGTTTGATAAACTAGGCCCGTACTTAGAAGAAACGGGTTACACAGGCACAGGATATACATTATAATGTTAATTGAAACACCATATAAAGTTGGAGACACCGTAAGTTTTAAACTAGTCTCCGGAGAAGAAATTGTAGCAAGACTTGAAGATGAAAATGAAAAGTCTTATACATTGAAAAAGCCAATGGTGCTTATTGCTCAACAACAAGGACTAGGACTAGCACCTTTTATGTTTAGCGTAAGTCCAGATGGTAAATTCGTATTACAAGCTAACTCAGTTAGCTGTATTGCAAAAACAGAAGAAGAAATTGGGAAACAATATGTTGCTCAAACTTCAGGCATCGCACTTGTTTAAAGGAGAAAAGGCATGACAAATCACGACGAAATCGTACAGGCATTTAATAACTATCTAACAGAAAGCGCAGCTTTCGATGAGAAGGGTGTTAAGGCAGCGGCAGCAAGAGCTCGCAAAGCACTTGGCGACCTAGGTAAACTTACCAAAGAACGCCGCAAAGAAATCCAAGATAAAAAGAACGCAATGTAAAGGATGAGTATGTGGGAATACTGGTGTAAAGCCATTGGTACGAAAGCATACGAAGACAACAAAAAGGCAGACAGAGTTGCAATAATTAGGACCGTTTGGGTTGTAATAAATGTTGTAACCTGTCTGTTTATTATTGTCGGAAACGGCAGAAATTTAGGATTTTGGTAATGCGTTACTATCTAAGTTCTTGTGAATACAAATGGACCCATGCAGAGACTAGTATGGAACAGATTTGGATTATGCGTGAACTAGGTGACGAACTTTATAAAACTATAGAATCTAACAACTGGGAATGGAAACTGTTTCGAAGCAAAAGTCAAACATTGCCAGGAGACATCTATTGCCGCTGTGACGTCTATGTAGAAATACCTGATACTAAACAAGGTATGATGTTTGTTCTTAAATATCCTCAAGCAAAACCTGTGGAGAAAATAAGATGATATGGTCAGGATATAATATAACACAAGCTGGCGGGAACTTTCGTGTAGAAGGTGACTGGCTAGGCGAAGTATGGCAAGACGAAAAAGGAAATCCTAAAAATCATGCCTTATACAGACCGGGTGATGTTTTCATTGTAGATGAAGAAGGCTGGTTAGTTAAAACAGATCAATTGTCAGCATTGGTATTAAAATATGAAAGTCAGAAGACCTCAAGCTAGCAAAGGCTGGCAATGCCGGAAATATAAAGATCCAGACGAAAAATCTTTAAAGATTTTAAAAAAGAAAAATAGATTAATAAAGAGAGATTTAGATGAACTGCAAGGAAGGTGATCTAGCTGTAATTGTATTTTCAATCAATCCTATAAATGTAGGAAGAATTGTAAAGGTTGTAGAATACATTGGCAAGTTTAAAGAAGGTGAACAGTTCGAAGCATTTGGAATGACATCAACTTGCCTTGTTCACGATCACTACTGGTGGATCGAAGCAGAC